GGAGAAAAGAATCGCCCAGGCTATCGAAAAAATCGTTTATCCACCAATGGTCGCACCGGCATCACTTAAGAACCAAGCCGTCTCAATTCTCCCAGGGGGAATCACCTACGTCGATAGTAGAGACGGAGCAGCTGGATTTAGACCTGCTCACGAAGTGCAACCCAGAATTCTTGAGTTAGAGAACAAACAGCAACAAATCAGGCAACGCATCTCTCGTGTGTTCTTTGAAGATCTCTTTCTCATGCTTGCTCAATCGGATAGGCGGCAAATCACTGCACGTGAAATAGAAGAGCGACACGAAGAGAAGCTCTTAGCGATTGGACCTGTGCTTGAGCAATTGAACCAAGATTTATTGGATCCACTGATTGATGTGGTTTTCAACGTGATGACGAAGCAAGGATTTATTCCACCGCCACCTGAAGAGATTCAAGGGATGAATTTGAAGGTTGAATACATCTCGATGATGGCACAGGCGCAGAAGCTTGTTAGTATTGGCGGCATTGAACGATTCACTGGCTTTGTGGGGCAGATGGCAAGCTTCGATCCTTCGGTACTTGATAAGATAAATGCCGATCAAATCGTCGATGTGTATGGGGATATTACTTCGGTTCCGCCTGGCATTGTGAGAGCGGACGATGAGGTAGCAGAGATTCGAGCGCAGAGGGCGCAAGCGCAGCAACAACAAGCACAGGCTGAAAAGATGGCTGGAATGGCTGGTGCTGCGAAACAACTATCAGAAACTAAATTAGATGACGATTCAGCGTTGAGTCGCATCTTAGGCGTTCAATAAGGAGAACACTTTATGGCAACTACCACCTCTCAATTCACGGCTGTCGGAGTCGGTACTAAACATCACGTAAAACACGGCGATGTGCTTCTTTACACAGTCAGTAATACTTTTGTAGGCACTTGGGTGTTGGAGCGAACTCAAGATAATGGCATTAGTTTTACACAACTCATTTCCGGCACGGGTACCGTATCAAGCCTTGTTCATGAAGTAGTGTTACCTGATCAAGGTTCCGCTCAGTATCGATTTCAAGTCACCGCCTTTACCAGTGGGACCGTAGATACATCGATTGTGGATTCCTCGCCGGTAGTATCTCAATCAAGCGAATTCAAAAATGATTTGGATCAGGTTGCTTTGCAGCTTGGGGAGAGCAAAGTTTCGGTAAATGCTCTTGGGTTTTTAGATGATACGGGCAAAGTGATTGCGACCGATAGCTCCAGTGGTGGTTTTGATTTCCAAGATGCTGGTCGAAGTGTGGCAACCCTGTTTGATTCTACGGGTAATAGCATCATGCAATTTAAGCCACAAACAGCGGCCACAAACGTCGCTCAATTTAGCTTGAATTCAGGTGCTTCAGAGTTCCGTATTGTTGCAGATACGGGCAGTAGCGCCGGTGCTCAAGTGAGACTCTTCGGCAGCACGCACGCGACAAAAGCAAATGACCTAGAACTGAAGTTCGGAACCACCGACATCATGGCCTACGATCACAGTGCGACCATGGTGACGATGACCCCGAACACCACGTTTAGTGGGTCGGTTATTCGAGCTGCACAAAAGTACATGACATCCGCTGCAGGGCTTGCCAAAGCTGGAGCAACTGCAGGATGGGTAGTAGCTGCAACCGATAACGTGGCATTAGTGACGCTACCTGCTTCTCAAACAGCATCGACTCTAGTTGTTCCTGTCACTGGGTTAAAGGTCGGAGCAACGATTACCTCATTCCATTTGGTTGGACAGATTGAATCCGCTGGTGGAACGGTCACGGTAGATGCAGCTTTACGCAAGATGACTGCCGCTGCCGCTGATGTGACGGATGCAAGTCTTGGGGCGATTGTTCAAGTTAGCGCGGTCGAAGACACCATTCTCAGTGCCGCAAATTCAGCAAAGACATTGGATACGCCTGAAGTTGTCGCAGCGGACGAAACCTTTTACGTATTGATTACTGCCACCACTGACGCGAGCACTGACATTGCGCTTCAAGCGGTTGCTGTCGTCGTTACCGAGGCTTAAGTGGAACCGAAACCATACGTCAAAGATTCATCTAATCGTGATCAAGTACGAGATGCACAACGCAAAGTGCGTTTTAAACGAGAAGATGAGTTGAATGATATTCGAGATTTGCTTACTCTACCGAGTGGGCAAAGATTCTTATGGCGATACCTGGAAGTTTGCGGAGTGTTTCGAAGTAGCTGGTCACCCAGTGCGGAGATTCACTTTAACGAGGGGCGTCGCGATATCGGTCTTAGGATTTTAGCAGACATCACCGAAGCCGACCCGAAGGCTTTGATTACGCTGATGTCGAACAAACTTTAGAACCCCTTACACGGGTTGGGAGATATAATAATGGAAAGTACCGCTCAGACTACACCGACAGCGGCTATTCCTTCCGAGCCACAAAAAACTGAAGCTCCGAAGGATACTGTTTTAGCACCAGCTGAAACAAAACAAGAAGTCAAAACAGAGGCGTCCGCTCCAACGGAAGTGAAACCTGTTGTACCAGAGAAGTACGACTTGAAGCTTCCCGAAGGAACGCATCTAGATAAGAGCGTCGTAGATAGAATTGCCACAGAAGCACGTGAGCAAGGGCTATCCAACGAGCAAGCTCAAAAACTCCTAGAGCGCGAACATGGCGCGATTGCCAGTTACATCTCCCAAGCGAAGTCGCAATGGGAACAAAGGCAGAGTGCCTGGGTACAGGAAGTCGAAAAAGATACTGAGGTTGGTGGGGATCACTTCAAGGAAAGCGTCGCGATCTCAAACACCCTCATTAACAAATTCGGCTCCGATGCACTCAAAAATGAACTGCGTGTTTCGGGCTACGGTAATCACCCAGAATTAGTCCGATTCTGCACGCGTATAGCCAAAGAGATGGGAATTCAGGGGGACTCGTTTGTTTCGGGCAATGCTCAAGGAACCAAACAGAAATCCCTGGAAGAAGTCTTCTACGGCGCAAAACAGGAGTAGAGCATGGCAACGTTAGGCGCAAATGTCTTAACATTAGCTGACTGGGCTAAGCGTCTCGATCCAGATGGAAAGGTTCCATCGATTGTCGAGCTTCTTAGTCAAACCAATGAAGTCTTGATGGACATGATGTGGAAAGAGGGAAACCTCCCCACAGGAGAACGAACCTCAGTTCGTACAGGACTTCCCACGGTTGCGTGGAGATTATTGAACCAAGGTGTCCAACCATCCAAAAGCACAACGGCTCAAATCGATGAAGCTTGCGGAATGTTGGAAGCTTACAGCGAAGTCGATAAAGATCTCGCCGAACTCAATGGAAACACTTCGGCGTTTCGATTGAGCGAAGCTCAAGCCTTTATCGAAGCGATGAACCAAGAAATGGCGAGCACGCTGTTTTACGGTAACTCATCGGTTGCTCCAGAAGAGTTTACGGGTCTATCGATTCGTTACTCTTCATTGAGTGCCACAAACGCACAGAACATTGTCGTTGGTGGAAGTTCCGATACCGACAACAGCTCAATTTGGCTTGTTGTGTGGGGCGCAAACAGCGTTCACGGTATCTTCCCCAAAGGTTCCAAAGCTGGACTCATCCACGAAGACTTAGGTCTTACGACGGTTGAGACCACCGCAGGTGTCGCAGGAACTCGTATGCGCGCCTATTTGGATCACTGGCAATGGAAGTGCGGCATCGCGCTAAAAGACTGGCGCTATGTAGTTCGCATTCCAAACATCGACATTTCAAACCTCGTTGCGAAATCGTCTGCGGCAGACCTCTTTGATCTGATGATCAAAGCGATTCACCGCGTGCCGAACATCCGCCTTGGAAAGCCCGTGTTCTACATGAACCGATCATGCTTCCAAATGTTGGATATCCAACGACGTGATGATGTGGTCGCCGGTGGTGGATTGGTATTCGATAACTCCGATGGGGTGTTGAAATACTCATTCCGAGGAATCCCGGTGCGTATTTGTGATGCACTCGTGCAAAACGAATCCGCAGTCAGCTAATTGAAAGGAGATAACCATGTTTGTCGATTCACAATTGTTATTCTCCGATGAACAGAACCTCGCGGCCATTACGACTTCAGGTGCTTCTACGAACCTAGTCGATTTGGGCGCAGTTCGAGATATCGGAACTGGTGAAGCCTTGTATTTGGTTCTTAACGTCGATTTGGCGTTAACCGATACGGGCTCTAACTCCACTGTAACGGTGGACATTCAAACAGACGACAATGCGTCATTCTCGTCGAACACAACTGCACAAGTTGCGTTCACGATTGCCGCAACTGCCGCTGCAGGAACCGTCTATTACGAGCGATTGGCTCCTGGTGCTATTAACGAGCGTTATATGCGCTTGTTCTACACCATGAACAATGGCGACGTATCTGCCGGAAAAGTCACTGCAGCGATAGTGAAAGACATCCAGAAATACGTTTCGTATGCGGATGCGATCACTATTTCGTAAGGTGAGTTGAATGAAAGTTAAGGCATTACAATTAGGCTACTACGAACACAAACGACGCCGTGAGGGTGACGTATTCGATCTAGTTGAAGAGAAACATTTCTCTAAAAACTGGATGGAAAAAGTGGACGGAGAAGAGCCTAAGAAATCTAAGAAGCCAGACTATAGAGAGCCTCAAGCGCTTTCTAAAGTTCGGGCTTAGGTAAAACATTTGGGGGTGGCCACGTCAGGCGTGGTCGCCCCTATTGTGAGGAACATATGGCAGTACAGCCGGTATTGGTAACCCGCATTCAGCCACACAATGAGAACACCCACATCGCGGTGTGGACAGGTTTAACTGGCACCGACACTGGGGAACCTGTGCAAATGCCCGGGTCATCTGAAAGAAGTATTCAATTTGTCGGAACCTTTGATGGTGCCACGATCGTTTGCCAGGGAAGTAACGACGGAACGAATTACGAATTGCTTACCGATCCAC